CCGTTACGCACTTTGATGCGTTTCGCCGTATCGAAACCTTTCTCCACTGCCTGCTCCGCTTCTTGCTTATACTGGTCGTGGAAACCAACCAGATCAGGAGCGAGCGAATCAATGTCAGGGTGGATCGACTTGAACGTCAGATAACGGTTTACGGCTTTCCACGCAGGATCTTCTGAATCCAGAGTAGTCCTGATCGCTTCAAACTTTGTCTCAATAGCTGGCTCCTTTGCCACGAACAGCGACTCCACATCTTCTTTCTTAGTGGGGTCAATCAGGCCAGCTGCTGCCGCCGTGTCCCGCGTAGCCGTGCGGATATCATTTTCAATGACACTATTATATGATCCGGCTTTGAGGTATTCTCCGCGAACATAATCCGCGTAAGATTTTCTATTCTCGATGGGATCTCCAGCGTCGTTCTCTGGTTCCCAGTCTTTAAAGGATGAATAGTCTGGCGATTGTAGTAGTTTAGCAAGCTCTGACATAGCAGAAACAGTTTAATTGTTTGGTGGTGTTATTCGAATTTAGACGAGAAATTATTAGCGGAAGGAGATGTGATGCCCAGCATTCCAGTAATCTGTCCGCTGACGGATTGGTAAGCGTTCCGATAAAGTTCTTCATCGGAGAACTTAGACAGGTCTTTAGTAGCGACACTTGGGTTCATCGAACGAATGATCTCCTCTAGTTGTGCTTTATCTTCTGGCTGGAACTTGAAAGGTTCGGCTTGCGGGACTTTGTTTTTTGTTACGGGTCCGGTTGCGGATGCGTCTTTAAGAGACCCAACATCAAAACCTTCATCCGACTTCTTGCTGCCCATCGCATTCAACTGCGACAGATTGTTTTTGAAGTAGTCAAGCTGCGCTCCAAACTGTTGCGATCTAAGTTGATCTTGTGCTTTCTGTGCGCTAAGTCCAGCTTTATATTGAGCTTCGCTCTTAGCTTGCTCTGTTTTTTGTTGGCTGATTGCCGTAGCAGCTCCGAAGTATTGTGCGCCAGCACCTTCAGCGACGTCACCGCCAAACACACTCTTAACGGCTTCAGGTAATCCTTGTGCCGCGAGCGCATACCCCAACGCCGACCTTTGCTTTTCGTCTTCGTCTTTGGTTTTGAGTGTGCTTTCGGCAGCTGAAACGAGATTGATAAGACTCTTGTTGCGTGTAAGGCGACCCGCATTGTCCATCTTGTATTGACCAACTGCGGTAAGCTTCTCGAAATTATTCTTATTTGGATCGTTGACGATTCCCGTAAGGTTCTGGAGGTCCGTCGGCAAAGTCTCCAAAGCTTCACGCTGTGCCTTCATTTCGTCGGCGGCGGACATCAGGTCGAGCTGTTGCCGTTTGAAGGCGATTTGCTGATACTGCGACTTGAGCATATCATCCTGAGTCTTGATCTGGGATTCAAGATACGGGCTAACTTCTGCGGTATATTTGCTTGTCAAATATTTTGCAGCACCAGAAGTAAGCCCCTTCGCTGCCGCCACATCAGCAAAAAAATTGCCCTTCATCGGAGCAATAGAGGAGTCGTAAGAAAAGTCAGCCATTTGGGTTATGTCGAAGGTGCGTATTTGCGGTAGTCGAACTGACCAGAAGCGAGATCTTTATTCTGTTGCTCAAGTAATTTGCTTTGGAAATCAAACCGCTTGCGGTTAAGTGCTTCGTTAGCTGCGGCTTCGGAAGCAGCCGCAGCTTGTGATTTCGCTTCAAGCCGTCTGTATTCTTCGGTCTTGATGTTCGGTTCGTTCAGGCCAACGGAGGCTGCGCCAAGCGCAACCCTTCCCGCAGCCTCCTTGAAGCCCAAACGCTGTAGTTTCCGCGCCATGCGGAAACCTTTTCCTGTTTCGGATTCAAGACTGCGTGTTTGGTTTAGCGTGCTGGTCGAACCCATCGGACTGCCCTGCATTGCATCTTGACGATCCAGTCCCGGCGTGGATGGTCCAGTTTTTGCAGGAGCTGTTGGGGTGCTGCTCTCTTGCGAAAAGTAAGATTTTGCGGCACTTAGATCGGGAGTGCCCAAACCCCCAGCATCGTAAGTGGGGGTCGTAGGGGTTCCAGCGGCGGGTGTTTCGGCTGCAGGTGTTTCGGCTGTAGGTGTTTCGGCTGCATATTTCTTATACAGCCCGCTCATTTGCTCTCGCGACACGCCCACTTTCCCCGCTTCGGACATCAAGCCTTCCGCTGTGTTGGGGGAGCTAGCTGGTTTTTGAGCGAATTCTTTAAGCTGCCCAGCAAGCACTTTGCGCCGCTCCAATTCAGCTTCGTCTTTGGGGGTGGTTTCGTCAGCCATTCGGGAAACTTAATGTAATGCACTTACTTTGTCAACACATTCTTGAAGGATATGGCAATGTATTTACATTGTGAGTAAGTTCCCTTTAATTTTCCTATTATAAAAACTTTATTATTAGTTGGAGTTACATTGGTTTCCGAAAACCAATGTAACTCCATTCATCATAAGAGTTTTTAGAGGGGGTCTGAGGATGCCAGTTTACTCACAATGTAAATACACGGCAGGCAAAATCACTCAAAGATACTGGACTCGTCGTTCGACAATGCGTTTCGGAGCGAAGAGATCGTCGGTCGCTGCATCCTGAATCCTGAATCCTTTTTCTCGAAAGGTTCTACGGCGACCATGCCGTGACGCTGCCGAGCCAAGTCCAAGCAGAGGAACGCGGCATCAGCTAAGTCGGGAGATCTCCCGAATCGGGATTTGAATTCAGGCTTCGATTCGATCTTCACGCGGAGCGACGTTCCTTTGACCAGCTCGTAGTTTCTGGCGCAGATCTCTTTGGCAAGATCGCTATTGATCCCAAACAACTGTTTGGTTCGGATGAGTTCCTTCCCCACGAACCAGAGTTCGGATACACGATTCATGTAGAGTTCCTCCCCGACCAGCTGACTGTTCGCGCTGACGCGCCTGTCGGACGCTCTGCCGCCGAAGCTGACCCGAAGGAAGGCCGATGACCACTCGCCCGCCAGAACGTCGCAGAAGGGTGCTCCAGCTCCAGTGCTGTCCACCGCAATGTTTTCGGGCAAGATGCCACGCTTGACGCAGTGGTCTTTGATTTGCTTGACGATCTGGTAAGTTCGCGGAATCGCTTTATTGGTCGCGTCGTCGTTCAAGTGGATAGCTTCGCCCAACTCCGTGACAAAATGCCCGTCCGTATTGTAGCCCACCAGTCCGGTGTAAAGAATCGTTCGGTCGCCGCCGTTCGTGAATGCCGGATCAAGCCCCGCGATTGGGGTCGGTCGGCCTTGCCACTCGACTTTACGGAACGACTCGCTGCGGGAGAGTTCGGCTTCCGAGTAAATCCCTTCCGTCTCTTCGGAATCGAAGAAGACGGCGCGGACCATCCGCATGTATCCGCGTGAGGTCTCCCCCAACAGAGCTTTGTCTTCCGCCAGCTTGTCCGCCGTCGGAAGCCACGGATAGATGTTCTCTCCGGCCAGAATGTTCGGCGAGCGTTCGCCGTCGAGTCGGATGTATTTGCCGCCCCACCGCGTATCCCATTCGTCATCCACTTGCGTATCGATGGTGTCCCAGCCTTTCTTCGGTTCGGACCACACGCCAAACGCATCGAACCGACTGTTCGGGTTGGACATTCCGATCATCTGGAACTCTGGATTCTTCGACAAGTTGGAAAGACCAGCATTCAGAATGGCTTCGCTCAGTTCGGAAAGCTCGTCCCCGATCAGGATCACCCGCTTCTGCTTGATACCGATGAATTTACCAACGGCTTCTCGCGTCTTGCTGCGCTCCGCCGCAATCAGCGAAAGGCCCGCCCGTTCGATCAAATCCCCGTTCTCGTTGATGTAGGCGACGTTTCCGATTGAATCCCGAATCTTGATCGGGGCATCCTCAATCACGGTCAGCAAACTGATGACGGAACCCCAAATCCGTTTACGGGCCTCACGCAGCGTTGTAGACGTCAGAAGGACTAGAGTGTCACGTGGTTGCGCTAAGAAGTTTACGATGCCCCACGCGGCCATTGTGTGCGATTTACCGCTGGATGCTGACCCACCGATGGCAAGATATTTGTTGCGGATCGCCGCTTTGATCATTCTGTCCGCCCACGGATGGCGAATCATCAGCTGCTCCGCCATGTCTGGACCGTTCCAAAGCTCGTCGCAGATGCGCCAAAAATAATATTCTTTGGCGATTGGCTTTGTGTGGTGCGCGAATCCGTAAAGCAGAGCCGTGATAAGGCTGGTGGGGCGGATCTCAAACCCACCGACATCCATCTTTTTTGTGACGGGATCGATGCGCGGCTCCAGAACATTTTTTGTTTGCGTCAAATTATTTTGCATTTTTTGATTTTTTTTGTTGTAATCGAATACAATGTGATTATATCTGAATCCATCTTGAGCAGCAACCCCGAAGAAAACAAGCCGAAAAGATCCAATGTTCCGAAGTCCACGGAGCTTAAAGATCGTGCATTGCAGATGTTTCGCGACAACTACAAGCAGACGATCATCTCTCGCGATCTTGGAATCCACATCAACACCGTCCACAAATGGATCAAACAAGCAGGTTTGAACGCCATTCCGGTTACGGCGATGATCCCAAAAGACGCAGAAGGGATGGAGTTTATTGATCCGTTGGCGAACTTGTTGAACGAAAATCTCTCGGAGAGAACTGACGAAGCCATAAAGCTCGCCAAACACAACGCTTCTCTGCTGGAAGAAAAAGAAATTCTCGATCTTGCGGAGGCGCAGTCAACTCCCGCCGACAAGTATCAGCACTACATCGCCGCAGCCAGCATCAAACTGCTGCGCGATTCGATCAAGCATCTAAGAGGACCGCGCACCGTTCGGGAACTGTCCGAACTTGACCAGTTAATCCGGCGCAATTTGGGGTTGAATTCCAAAAATGCTGGCGGAACCAGCAAGATGCACATCGACATCTCCATTCTCAACAACTCCGCCGCCGACAGAGGCAACGGTGCTGTCAAGCAAAAAACAACAATAATCGATATCGAACCTGAAACAGAAGAATGATTACCACATACAAGCAACGCCTACAGTTCCCTGCTAAAATCGCAATCAGTGATCCGCAAGTAATTCTCAAAGAGAAGTATGAAAATTCTGATGAGTATTCATACTACGGTGAAACCGTTATCGGAGATTTCTATCGTGTCATCCCATCGTCAATGCGTGAAATCAGTTTTTTCGAGAACTGCAAAAAATACGAAGAGGTCTTCGCTCCCGCAAAGGGCAACGGAATTATCGTTCGCGCTGACGTCATCGACGCCATCGACCCACCGCCGAAGAATTTGAAATGATCGTCGGTATCGACAACGGGCTTGACGGCGGACTCTGTGCGATCTCAAAGCACAACGGCTCAGTTATTGACAAGTGCGCCATGCCGACTTTCCAACGTGCCGGAAAGCGCGAAGTCGATACACGAAAGATTTACAACTGGATCTGTAACCTGAACACTGAATCGGTGATCGCGATTGAGGAACCGTTGAAACACGCGAAGTCGTCACAAGCCATGCGCTCAATGGGTATTTCGTTCGGTAAGATATTAGGTATGTGCGAGTCGCACGGCTTAACGGTGAAGCCAATCCAAGTGCTGGACTGGCAGAAAAGAATGTTGGGGAAAGTCCCAA